GAAAAAACTACTGCTACGGCAGGTGACTTAAAAACTAGAAAAGGAAAGACTGCTAAAGAAATTGAAGAGATAGTAGAAAAAGCACTTAGATATGTACCTAAAGATGTAAACAAACTAATGTCTAGTTTACGTCCTAGAGCTAGACCAGAAACTAAAAAGAAAACTCTTTCTGCTTTTGGGTCTGCATTTTCTAAGGCTCGTAAAGCTAAGAAGTACTCTTTTAAATTTAAAGGAAAAGAGTATACAACTCGTCTTAAAGAAGAAACCGTAGCAGAACATAAAAAGAAGTTTCTCAAAAAGAAAGACTAGTAACATTTAAATGAGAGGATAAACAATGTCACTAACAACAACAAGGCAAGAAGGTATTGAGGTGTATGAGTCACCACTTACCTTTACAACACTAAAGAAAGCAGTAACTAGCATTACTGATTCTACTAAAACAGTAACTGCAGCAGAGTCAGGAACAATCTTTACTCTTAATCGTGCAGGTGGTATTACAGTAACACTTCCTGCAGCAGAAGCAGGTTTATACTACAACTTCCATGTTGGAACAACATTTACAGGCACATTTACTTTGACTGCTGCAAGTTCATCTGATACAATGCAGGGCGTTGTTCTGCAAATGGACAAAGATGATGTAGGCACAGTGGTTGCTCTTAATGAAAACATAGACACAAATGGTTTCAATGTTCCTGCTGCAGACGATCATCAGTTAGTTTTAGATGCTGATACTGATGGACGTTTTATCGGTGGATACCTAGAGTGTGTGGCTATCACTGACGCTATCTGGATGGTGACAGGTCACTTGTTTGGTGATGGTACTGCAACTCATAACTTTACGTAAGTTAGGGGGTAGCTATGGCTGATCAAGTTGGTTTGATTGGTGAAGACCTGGGGTGGACTGTACAAACTGCAGTCACCCTTGGGGATGGAACCACAACACACGTAGTCTGCACTGATGCAAGCACAGTCTATATTCATTGCAGCCATGCAATAGATATAAGTTTTACTGCTGCAGAAGCTGATGCTGGTGATAATGATTTAGAACTTGCTGCAGGACTACACAGTTTCATTGTACCAAAGGCAGTGGGCAATGCAACAATACTAAACTACAGACGTGCTAGTAGTACATCTACAACAGTTCGTGTAGTTTTATCATAAAAAGTATGCAATCCCAACATATCGGGGTTGCATAAATGTAAGTTGTACTTACCTGATAAATGTGTAAAACTATCTCCACAACAAGGAGATAAAAATGTTTAAACGTATATACAACTTTATAAAAGAATCACAAGAAAAAAGAATAGCTTACTGGCAACTAAATAATATGTCAGATAGAACACTAAAAGATATAGGGGTATCTCGTTCAGAGATATGGTATAAGGTATATGGCACATAATCTTACAGAGAAACAACAAAAATTTTTAGATGTTTTGTTTACAGAAGAGTGCAAGGGTAATCCAGTGGCTGCTATGAAGGCTGCTGGATATGCCCCTAATACATCTTCTACACAAGTAACTGGACCTCTGCAAGAAGAAATTGCAGAACTTACTAAAAAGTTTATTGCTTCTAGTGGATCTAAAGCAGCATGGGCTATGGCTGAAGTTATGAATAGCCCCACAGATTTGGGTAATAAAGAAAAGATTGTTGCTGCTAAGGACTTGTTAGATCGTGCAGGGTTTGTTAAGACTGACAAAGTAGAAGTAAAAGCTGCAAATCCTTTGTTTATTTTACCAGAAAAAGAAGATGTCTAAGGTACAAAAAACTTGGAGGCTGCCTAGACCAGACTATATAGATGGGAAGAAAACTTGGTATCCTGTCGTTAGAGTTGGTAGAGTTGTACCATTTGGTTATAAACAAGACCCCAATGATGAGGACGTACTTTTACCTATACCATCTGAACTAGAATTATATGAACAAGCAAAAAAACACTTAAAAAAATATAGCTACAGGGATGTTGCAAACTGGTTAACCACTCAGTCAGGGAGAGAAATTAGTTACGTAGCTTTGAATGAAAGGGTAAATCGTGAGTCGAGATTTAAGAGAGATCTTGCAAACCAACGCTACTATGCCCAGCGATACAAAGAAGCGAGTGACAAGGCGAAGAAAATCGAAGAAAACATTAAAAGAATCCAAGGCTCCAGTGATAGAGGTATCAACTGAGGAGGTTGAAGAGCCAAAACAAAAAATACTTTTTCAACCTAATCCTGGACCACAAACTTCTTTTCTTGCATCAACAGAACAAGAAGTCTTATATGGAGGAAGTGCTGGGGGAGGTAAGTCGTACAGCTTAGTTGTTGATCCAATCAGATATTTTGGTAATCCACAAGCTAGTATGTTGCTAGTACGTAGAAGCACAGAGGAACTGAGAGAACTTATTTCTATATCAAAGGATCTGTATCCCAAAGCAGTCCCTGGTATTAAGTTCATGGAAAGAGATAAGACTTGGTTAGCACCTAGTGGAGCAACTCTGTGGATGTCGTATCTAGATCGTGATGATGATGTTATGCGTTATCAAGGTCAAGCATTTAACTGGATAGGGTTTGACGAACTTACACAGTGGCCTACACCCTATCCGTGGAATTACATGCGCTCAAGATTAAGATCTTCAAGAGACAGTGGGTTACCACTATATATGAGAGCTACAACAAACCCTGGAGGGCCAGGACATCAGTGGGTTAAAAAAACTTTTATTGATCCTGCACCACACAATGAGGCTTTCTGGGCTACAGATATAGACACAGATAAAACTATCGTGTGGCCTAAGGGTCATAGCAGAGAGGGTGAGCCTCTGTTTAAAAGAAAGTTTATACCAGCCACCCTCTTTGACAATCCGTATCTGGCAGAAGATGGTATGTATGAAGCCAACCTTTTGTCTTTGCCAGAGCATCAAAGAAGGCAGTTACTAGAAGGTGACTGGGATATACAAGAGGGTGCTGCTTTTCCTGAGTTTAATAGAAAAGATCATGTAGTAGAACCCTTTGATATACCTAATAGTTGGGTTAGATTTAGAGCTTGCGACTATGGTTATGGATCACACACAGGAGTTCTTTGGTTTACAGTATCACCTGCAGAACAGCTAATAGTTTACAGAGAGTTGTATGTATCAAAGGTTATAGCTACTGATTTAGCTGATATGGTTTTGGAAGCAGAAGAGGGAGAGAGAATAAGGTATGGCGTTTTGGATTCTTCTTTATGGCACAATCGTGGTGACACAGGCCCTAGTTTAGCAGAGCAGATGATTATGAAAGGCTGTAGGTGGAGGCCATCAGATAGATCTAGAGGATCAAGGGTTGCTGGTAAAAATGAAATACACAGACGTTTACAGTTGGATGAGTTTACTGAGGAACCTAGACTGGTATTTTTTAATAATTGTACTAACACCATTTCTCAGTTACCTGCCCTACCTCTTGATAAAAATAATCCAGAGGATGTAGACACAAATGCAGAAGACCACTTATATGATGCTTTACGTTATGGTATAATGACTAGACCAAGAAGTAATATATTTGACTTTGATCCTTCTGTAACTAGGACAGGCTTTCAAGCTGCAGATGCGACATTTGGTTATTAAGGATATAATATGGCAGAAGAATTAGAAGATATGATCATGGATATGGAAGAAACTTCTTCTATTGAAGATGTAAAGGCAGAAGAATACTCTGATCCTAAAGCTGGTCAAATTGTAGCTTTTGTAAAAGAAAGATTTGAAAAGGCTGAGAATGCAAGGGAAACAGAAGAACATCGTTGGATACAAGCCTACAGAAACTATCGTGGTATATACGGACCAGATGTGCAGTTTACTTCCTCAGAAAAGTCTCAGGTATTTGTTAAAATAACTAAAACAAAAGTTCTTGCTGCCTATGGTCAGATAGCAGATGTGCTCTTTGGTGGTAATAAGTTTCCTATTAGCATTGATCCTACTAGACTTCCTGAGGGTGTAGAAGAAGTTGTAAACTTTGAAACTAATCCAGAGCAGGTAAAAGCAAAAGAGGGTATGCCTGAGTTACTTCCTGGGGAAACATACCCAGAGTTTCAGGAACGTCTTGGTGCTCTAAGAGATAACTTAGAACCTGTGATGGATAGATTAGAACCTGGCTATGCTAAAACACCAACATCTCCACAGTTTTATCCTGCAGAAGTTGCAGCAAAAAAGATGGAGAAAAAGATACACGATCAGTTAGAAGAATCTCATGCAAAGAAACACATGAGGGCTGCAGCATTTGAGTCAGCCTTGTTTGGTACTGGCATTATGAAGGGACCGTTTGCTGTAGACAAAGAGTATCCTAACTGGGATGAAGAGGGTAATTACTCTCCAGTGTTTAAAACAATACCACAAACTACCAGTGTTTCTATTTGGAACTTCTATCCTGACCCTGATGCGTATAACATGGATGAGGCAGAGTATTGTGTGCAAAGACACAAATTGTCTAAAACACAAATGCGTAACCTCAAAAATAGACCAT